CAAGACAGATCCCCGTATGTCTATCTATTTGCCCATCCACGCACTGCTGAAGATGGCGTTAATAAATGTATGTTTTGGCAACCAAGACTTACGAAACCTGAGCCTCAAACTAATTCATACCTATTTAGAGCCACGTCTCATACAGATATTATTGAAGTATGCTGGCTATTGCCTCCAAGAGAATTGTGGGCGCAATACAGTAAAGGAAAAGTCACAGAGAATCAGCTCGTGATATGGTCTGTCGATCAATATATTAATAATAGAATTGAACTTGGAAGAAAGCATCCAGAAGATCTTCCAGAAGAAAGAGCCGCAAAGATACTTAAAGATCTGATTGATTTCGTGAAATGGGAAAAGAGTCTAAATGCATCTGGTATCAAGCAAGACTTTTTGGCGGTTTCTTAAGTTTAGGTTTACTTACAGAATTAGCTATTTTAAGATCTCTATTTATAGCTAATTTCTGCTTAATTCCAGTTCCGTAATAATCACCCATCCCTTTCTTTTGATTAGAAGTATGGGCTGTTTTGATTCTACTGAGTTTCATCTACCCTCATAGTGGTTGGACGCCCTTTTGGAAGAACAGAAGCGTTCTGTGAAGGATTACCAACATGACCAACGGGCTGAGTATGACCAACACCATAATTAGTTCCAGCATTGATAAAAACACTAGATCTTTGGTCATATTGAGGACATCGATAATCCCACGGAGAATTCTTGCCATCGACGGGTTTATCTTCTTCCCTTTGTGTTTTGATCTGAATAGGGTCTGTAAAGCCGGATTTACAATTAATTCGTTCTTTGCTCATAAAGCCTCATAATGGGTGTTTTTTTGGGTAGGAAACAACCCAAAACCTAATATTAATTACGATAACCTGATTTTAATGGATGAGATTTTACTTTCTTCTCGCCCATCTCTTGAACAGATTTAATTGCTTCGGTTGTATCTTCATACTTAGATAACCCACCAGCGCCTTCAGCTGTTGATTCATTCTTTGTTTTTACGCCTTCGGGAAATACTGACCCCTTAGACTTGCCACCAGCCCAAAAGCTGTGATCATCAATCTTTTGACCGCTCATAAATATACCTTTGTTAATTGTTGGGTTTAAATGATTTATACCATACTCATAGGATTTTGGGAAGGACTCTGTTTTTTTTGTGGAGCACTACCCATAATCTGATTGATGAAGCGTTTTGAAGCCTCATCTTCTTCTACTTTCTTTCTAGATTCTTTTTCTTGTTCTTCTTCATCATATTTGATCGATTCGAGATTATTAGATTGTAAGAAAGTTTCAACCTCGCCGAACTTCTGAATAGTCTCTAAAAGCTGAGCTAATGCAGCCATCTTCTCTTTTGCAGCTAAGGCATGATTTTTGGATATCATGCTCATGCGTTCCTCGAATAGACCAACGTTAGACTCAGAACGAGAATCACGTTCTCTTGCTTGTGAAAGCTGATTGTGAATCTTAGCCATCATCTCTTTTAATTTCATTTCTTCAACAGTATGCTGTAAATTTGTAGCTTCTGATTCGACGGCCGCAGCTTGTTGTTCTTGTTGTTGTAAGAATGGGATAATCTCGCCTTTTCCTGTGATATTCAATTTTGGAATGATCATAGAAGGAGGGAATACCTCTCTACCGAATGTAGTATTTATGTCTAACATATTTTGAGCTTGCAGGTTCTGTTGAGTAGGTGTGAGGTCTGATTCCTCAACCAAGACTTGATACTTAGAGAATATGCGTGAGTAAAAATAAGGACTTGGGTCTTGCCCTATGTAAAGCTTTACTTTCTCCGCATTCCAATTGTTAAGACAGATCTTAAGCATGACATCGCCCAATAGACTGTCTGAGAAATCCCATTGATCAAAATATTTCTGGAATACCATAAGGTTTGCAGCAGACTTCATCAACATCGTAAGAGAGCTAACTTGCTTATCGTTCTGGCCTGACCAGTTCTCAAGATTAATTCCTGATGTTTGGAAGATAAGATCTGACATTTGTTGGGCTAATGCTAAATCAGACTCAGGAACAGCGCTAGGAATGATCTTCTCAATATCAGTCATTTCATAACCCTGATTGATAATGATATCCCAACCTTGACCGGTTTTCTTGAGATTATCTTCGTTTGCTACAGCTCCTATCTTGCGCTTCCATCCAGCGTTAATTGTTGCAGCTGCAATATCGTTATTGTTTATAATCTTGGTATTGAAAAGGAACTGCGGGTCTCTCATTGTGCGAATAAGAGAACGGACTCTTAAATCATAGTAGTTGTTATGCGGCTCATAGTTCCAGAAGTATGGAATAAATGGACATGAATCGAATCCTAATGGGTTTTCCCCTTGATACATGAGCTGATCATTAAGCACAGTTGCAAGCTTCCAGCAAGGAACTTCAACATTAACAACTTCCATATCAGGGATATTATATAGAATCTGATCAAGGTTTTCTTCCCCTCCGGCAAAGTCAAAGAATTGATTTCGTGTTTTACTGTACAATCGTTTCTTTTTACGCTTCCACTTGTACCATACATATGACAGGACTAAAAGATCATTGCGAGCCATATTATAATTTTCAGGAAGAAAGTAAAAGTTTCCATATCTTTGAGGAGTTCCAGCCATAGGAGTGATATTATTTATTTTTCCCGGGAAACGATCTTCGGCTTCTTTCTTAGATACGTATTCTTGACACCATACGAACTGAGCGTCAGTCATTGCCGGACATCTAAAATATGGGTCAACTAAGAAAGAATTGTATTCCCAAATCTTAACTTTAAGCTCACCTTGTGCTTGATCATCTCCTGAATAGTCTAAATAGGGATGAAGTAATACCATTCCAGATATTGCAGATAGCTCCTTAGCCTTAGACTTCTGCTCATGAATATAACCTTTATTTGCTACGTTAGTGATTAGCCTTGTATATTCATCAGCTGTTTGCGGGTCGGCCCCTTCTGTTGCAATAAAATTGAAATTCTTTCTATGTTGTCTCTCATAACCAGTTAGCATGTTGACGGGTTGCTGGCAAATGTTAAAGTGCCAGTTTGATTTTGAGGCTTGAGAGCCTAAGTTTGTGTATCGATTAGTGAAGTCTTGAGCGCCTGCATAGAATAGAGTGTCGATATTGGATTGATTCCATCTAGCTTGCTCTATGGGCTGGAATTTAGAATATAAATTGTCTAACCATTGCCTTACACTACCTTGAGAAGGCTCTAATGCATTATCCCACGGCGGAAAATAGAAGGTCATAGGCGTAAGTCCATTAAATATAAGAACATACAACAAAGTTTATATTGTGACAAGACAAGAAAGAATGAATTCTGTAAAGTGTAATTACATATTTTTTGCAATTTTTTGAGCCAGTGAGAGTTTATACCAGTCTCATTGGCTTTTTTATTTTAGAAGTGAGTCTTTTGATGATTGCGAAAAGGATTGCGTGCAGTATCGAAAGTGTTGACGTTATACAGGAAATGACCCGGTAAAAGACCGCTTTGATCTTTTGATTGCTCTAATCGGATTCTATCTTTCTCAATATCAGATAGTTGATCAGTGATATAATGAAGACCAGTAGCAAGCGTTCTGAAAGCATCAGCTCCATGAGAATATTGGTTATGTAAAGGCCGAGATCTCCAACATCCATGTCTGTCATCCCATTCTTTTCGGTAGTTTTCTAAGGCTTTGATTAATATTTCAGCATTGTTTTTATCAAACCAGCAACGATTAAGAATATTCCTAGCTGCGTCTATACCGGGTATGATGTCTACCTTTGAGACTGGCAATAGAGTCATTCCCATTTTAAACGCTGAGGCCTGTCTTGTCATGCCAGAAGTATATTCATGCACCATGATATCATGAGGTGCTAAGTGCTTTCCATAGACATATGGCTTTGACTTAACGATACCTAGCCAGTATTGAAGGGATTCGCCTGATCCTTCATCGTAGTCAATCAAGCGTATTTCTTTTCCATAGACTTGGAAATAGATTATTGAAGTGCTGTCATTATATCCCAAGTCCCAAGCTGTGTGAACTGGCAACGCATCATCATAAGGGATATGACAGATCCGCTTTTCAAGCCTCGCTTGTGTGATATATTTAGCGTAATATGTGCCTTGATTAGAGACTTCCCAACATTCATCAGGGGTAGAAGGAAACTCTCGCTTCATGTCCTCGCCTTGAGTGCCAAGCTTGAGCGTATACCAGTTCATCTGCTCTTGATCTAAGACAATATTTTGAGCTCTAAGGCGAAGAAAGTAATCATGTAAGTCTTGAGAAATGGACGGGACTGAGCCTATGCGATAGCTTTTGTCCCGCCACCATGGAAAGAAATGGAATCTAAAATCTAGTTTTGACAATACACTATTCGAGTCTTTTAGTGCTTGCGATTTCTTGCTCATATCATAAAAATGGCCTTCACGACCCTCAGCGGTAGATTCGATAAAACAATATTGCCCTGCTTCGATGGTATTAAGAGACCCTGTAATAATTTCGCGTGCTTTGTCTGGATAGTGGGCACAAATTTTGCCAAATTCGCTTATATGAAGATACTGAAACGTCGAACTCCTAAGCGAAGTTCCAACACGTAAAGAGCTACCATTGCTGAATCTCAGCATTTGAGAGGTGTCATTATCAGCTTTGATTAGGCTTTTGAGCTGCTCAGGCAAACTATCGTAAGCGAACTTGACGCGCCTAAACATTTGCTGGCCATCTTCAAGGGTGTGAGCAATAACACCAGCAGATACATTAGGATTGAATAGGGAGCGATCAAGCAGCAGTAAGCAAATAAATGTCGACATTCCAAGCTGTCGCGCTTTCAAAATGACATTGAAATACCAGATATTCTCATAAAGCTCTTGCTGAGCCCAATTTAGTTTAAATTGAACCTTTTGACCCTGCTTATTGATGATATAATAGAGATTATTGAGACGCCAATAGGGATTGTTTAGATTGGCTTGGGCTTGATCAAGGAGCTTCTTACGTTGCGGAGCTAGAACACGAGTCATTAACCAGCTCTCTTGTATCTTTCAAATTAGTTATTAAGAAACTTAAAGGGTTATCAGCATCACCGGATATCTTATTTTCTGACTTCTCACTCCAACCGCAAACATTGGACATGAAGAACTTAGAAAAGCCTCCATTCAGTTGATTATTAAGCGCTCCCTCACTGATTCTTAGCTCTTGCCAATGCTTGGATTGCTCATATACGTCCGAAAACTTTTCATTAACTTGCGCCCATTCCGTAAATCTTTGAGGGCTATAACCTCTATCAAAACAAAATCTTTTGAAGTATAAACTATCAGGCTTAGCCATCCATTTCATGAATTCGTCTGCCTCATTTTCTATGAATTCCTTATCATATATCTTTTCTCGTCCTCCCGTTTCGCAACCTGCATAAGGAGCATGACCCATTGGAGCTGGCATAATTTTCTCTCTTTTGATTATAACCATATACTAATCAATGTCTTACATCGAATGCAATCTTTTTTTTCTTTTATTGTTGTATTAAATGTGATCACATGATATATTAGTTAGCATCGAAGCAAGCTCCCTGGTGACTAGTTCAACAAGACTAGCAGGTTGAGCGGCTGAGGTAAAAGTTTAGGTAATCGTCAGTAGGGCGGTTTAGGTAACTTTAAGAAATTAAAAACTAATCAGGGGAATATATGATAACAACACAAGACTACACACATGAGCTAATGTTAAATTATGTAACCAGAGAGAGATATTTAAGACCATTGAGCAAAAAAGAAATATTTGATCTTATAGATAGCAAGTATTCGGATGATGAATCTGTATTTAAGTTAGAAGCTATGGAAAAAGCTGGATTAAGTCTTGAAGTGATTGTTTTATTAGCATTAAGCAAGGAGGGATAACATGAGTATATTTAAATGCGAAGAGTGCGACATATACAGAGATTCAGACTTAGAAGGGTATGAATCTCACCCTATGACCGGAAAAGAATTATGTGAACGTTGCTATTATGAAATATATACAGAACTAGGAAAAGATTGATACTTTACGTCCCAAAAATCGCATTTTTACGAGTGAGTCAAATAATTACTTTACATTAGGGTTTTATGAGAAATAGAGCAAAATGCAAGCTATGCAATAGCATAATAGAGAGCTATCATCTAGAAGATTATGTTACTTGTTCATGTGGCGAGATTGCCATAAGCGGGGGTAATATTAAGTACTATGTGTCTGCAAAGGATTATAATAACCTTCTTAGAATAGACGATGAGGGAAACCAAATTGTCGTGACTATAAAGGACGAGAAAGAAGGAGACCCACCAAAAGATAATGAAAGTCCGATAAGTGAAAAGCCAAGTAGGCACGCCATGATGAGCATGCTTGATGAGATGATCAAGAGCCATGACAATTTGCCTAAACATGCAATGACATCTCCTATTACTCATTATGATTTAGCAGCAGCCTTGATAGTTATATATGGTATCCTTAAATCAGAGGATGGTGAGATTAATTCTTAATCGAATGTCTGTGGGCTCGCCGCTGAAATCTTTCAGTGACCGAGCCACACAGTCTTTAATTACCGGGTCGTCGTAGTCTAATGCATATTTTACATAAGTGAGGTACTTGCTCCTAAGAGTTTTTTCCTCATCCTTGATAGTCACGGTTATTTCGGTTACTGTGTTATTCATCTTTTCCAGGGAATAAGGGTATTTCTATGAAGATATCTACATGAACAGGCACAGGGCACAAACATTCGCAAAGAAAGAATTTGTTTTCTTCTTCAAGATAATATGCATTATATGGGCCTACATAATTCTGCTCTGCATCTTTCCATGATACAAGGTACGTTTTATCATCCTCAGGAAGGCCATTTATTTGCTGTCGTTGCCACTTTTTCCATTTAGGCGATGTAATACATGGCTCGGTGTCTTTTTCATTGCTTTGAGAAAGATTCTTCGTTTTTTTTTCTAGATTAATTATCCTAGCGGAACAATCATCTTGCCTTAATCTAAATTCATTGTAACAATCGACTATTTTTTCATTTAAATCATTTAGTAGCTCTTTTAGATGATCTCTAATTTCTTTAATTCTTTCATTTATTAAATAAATTTCACTTTGCAATGGAATCTTCATTAGCATTTCCCTTTCATCTTCTTTTTTGCTTTGTCTATAACCTTATCATTTTTCTTGTCAGCTTTGAGAAGAGAAGCCTCTTCCTTGACTACTTTCTTTGTGCTCTTCTGCAATTCTTTTATTTTCTTATCCATTTCTTCCTCTTCATGTTTTTTTGTTGTGGATACTAATATCTTCGTGTCTTTTTTTTTGTAAATTAATCTTCTTATGAAATCTGCTAACATTTTATTTCCTGGTTAAATTAACGAAAATGAGCTATTCGGCCCACTAATATTCATCATCGACATCCATTGTCTCTTGTATTCCACAGCCATGACGCACCCATCCCAAAAAAAAAGCCTGCTAAAACTAATATTAAATATATAAACTCCATAAATCCCCCTATATTCTAGATAATTTCTTTCCGTTTCTAGATGACTTTTTTATGCCATCCTCCACAATCATTGTGAGGCCACTCGTATCAAAATTATTACTTCTATAAATTCTTTCTTCTAATTTAGACAATACACTTAAGAATGAATGTTTTACAGAAATATTTGTATCATTTAAACTTATTTTTTTCTCGAAAATCAGGTCAATAACTTGATCTGCGGATAGCTCTAAATTATTCATAAACTTCGATCGTTTTTTTGGAGCGTCTCAATATTCTGAATAGTTCATCTATGTACGATTCTCTTTCCAGCATTGAAAGCCAGGGTTGAGGAAGATTATTGGAATTTGGTCTAGAATTTCTTGACAATTTAAACGCCGTCCAGGTATCTTCCATTCTTTTTAATATTTTTGTATCACTTCGGCTCAACATGTTTAAGTTCCTTGATTAACTCGATTTTAAGGCCGTATTCGCGTACGTTGCCTTTTGATTGTTTAAACTCCCAACTTATTTCTTTTGATCCGTCAGACCTTCCAGCTTTTAGTCCAGGGATTAGGATATCTGCTATACAATCCTTTGACCATTTAAGGGCCGAAGGTAAATTATCTTCTTCATCTAGCATTCGAGGAGCAACCCTAGTTATTACTACATGACAAGGAGGCCTGATGGTTGAAGTTGCCAATACCGGCTTAATCGCATTCTTTTGGGCCTTCTTGCGTTCTTTTTTCCACCACCAATGGTCTGACTTGTTTCCTTCCGATTCGATCCTGAGAGGCAAGTAAAAGGCTTCTATTTTGTTCATAGAATTACCTTTATCAAATGGCCGAAATTATGTATACTTTTTTTTACATATAGAAATATCCTTTCGTGAAAGGGGGAATTTTCCCCCTTATTTATTTGAAAATATTACAAAATTTATGTTTTTTTTTGCTTCCTTCCCACATATAATACCAATCATCAATCGATATTTTAAAAGGATAGCTACAAAATCCATCCATAATAAGAAATTTGCCAGGAAGAATGACGTTCACAATTGCATTATTTCCCTCATAAATATAAACGGGTGGATTTAGATATTCATTTTCAACTTTAAATACGCATTTTCTTCCTTTATGTGTCAGCATATTACCCCCATTGCTCATCAAAAGCTTTCAAGACAGCTTCCGTAAATTGTTTCTGAGTTTCAGCCTTCTCAAACTGCATAATTGGCACCCAACGATCTGGTTGCCCTTCCACGGCGACTTTCTTATTAGGGAATGATATCCATCGCTTACCATCCTTTTGCATCAATGCAAGCGAATGTATGACGAATCCACCCCATTTCGGAACGCATATCGAAAGATGTCCTTTAAAGGTTCCTTTTTCCATTGGTTCGAAGTTTTTTATTTCAATCATCTAAATCCTCTAAGTAATTTCTGTCTTTAAGGTCCCGAATTTCTGTCGCAAGCAAATGCATTGCAGAATAAGTATTGAATTCAAATTTCCCAAAAATATCTGCAATTTCAATATGATCTTTGTTCTCAAGATTTGATAATTCTTCCAGCTGCTCGATCAACTTTTCTAAGTCATCTTTCATTTCTCTTGTCCTAATTTAAAGTTTAAGTTATTAATTTTCATAAGTGATTTTTCATAAGATCACCTCCTAAATATTTGGTTTAAGGGTGGCTGTAAGACGAATGTTCTTACAGCCTTTTTTATTTTCCATCAAAAGAAATAATGCCCCCGTCCATCAAATCTTCTAAGGCATGTTCAATATTAAAATCTGAATCGGAACTACATTTTTCTATTTCAGTGATCAAAGAACGATGATCTAAAAAAGCTTTTTCTCTATCTAACTTCTGACTGCAAAAAATCATCCAAGCTAATCCTTTCGCTGCTAATGATAAATCATCATCATCTACAACAGAGGCCGGTGAAAATTTATCTCTTAAAATTGTCATATTCACTCCTTTTTATGTTCCGAATCAGCCCAATTTTCTTTACACGCTCTCTCTAAATACTTCTTAGGCTTCTCAATTTTAGATGTTTTGTTCTTTTTATAAGGCGCTTTTTCATCTTTCCAAGATTCTGCTTGCTGCTCAGCCATATAATTTAATTGATTCGTTACGTATTTAAAACCATTTACAGAGATAAGCTTCTTAAGAAAAGCTATAGGAATATCCCATTCGGGGCCGTGAACTTGAGAAAATCTTTTTAGGTATGAACTCATCTTTTGCACTTGTTCGTCAATTTCATCCTCAACAACGACGACTACCTCCTCTTGTAGTAGTTGTTTTTCATTATGTTTATCTATATTTATAATACTAGAAGTGACATTCCTAACCGTTCGGTCTGACATTCCTGTCGAACCGTTTTGACAAATTTGGCAAATCGATCGATATTTTTCATAATCTATTGAATACCAAGTAGTATGGTCATATTTGTTCTCATTGAAATTTCCCTTCAAAAGTATCCCCGCTTTCATCAATTTTTCGATAATGAACCTTAATTGGCGAACAGTCCAATATGGAAAATGGTATTGAAGTTCTTCAAGAGTTTGATAGGACCAATAGCGCCCTTCTTGAAAATTTTTACCAGCCCTTTCGTTATATTCAAGCCAATAAAAAATATGGTGTAAAAAAATGGCCTGATCGACGCTTTTTAAAGCCGTTGCAACCTCAAGAGAGAAACTATGTATTGAATGAGATTGATTGTAAGAGACTGAAGAAGAAGAGGTCATAACGATCCTATAGTTTATGTTGATTTAAACTTAAGAAGTCGCTATGTTTTAAGTAATTCAAACAAAGTTTTTGACTTCTTAAGAGACCGTCCTTCAAGGCGGTCTTTTATTTTTTCTAGACTAGACTTCTTTCAAATTAATTCCAATAAAATCTTAACATTACGGATAAGCCATTCATTTCTTGGCCTTTGCGCGGAATATTGTTTCTTTTTTATTCTTCTTGCGCTTATCTTTGAGTTTCAGAACCTCATCCAGAATATACGAAATCCCTTTGTATCTGATTTGAATCAAGAGTTCCTTATTCTTTTCAGTATCCATGTATTGAAATACTGGATACTGGACTTTCTTTCCGGTATCTTCATCCACACCGATTTTAGACGGTAAAAAAATGAGAATACCGGATTTTTTTCTAACCACATAACAGCCTCGAATATCAATCCCTTCTTCGACTAAATATACGTGTAAAGTACCCGTGAGCTTCTCTTTTGCGTCATCTCTTTCAATAACGTAAAATCCTACAATTTCAATTTGCATTTTCTTTTTTTCCTTCTTTAAAAAATTTTTTTAGCACGTCTTCTTCATGAAGAACTATCGACACCCAATTACATAAAATAGCTAACGTTTTCAATCTTTCTGAATAAGTTTCAGGAAAAATACGTCTACCTTCTTGGTGAAAATCTTCTTGAAATTTATCGGATATAGCACACATCGTTTCAATGCAGAGCAAAGATAAATATAAAGCCTGAACACAAGGTATATCTTCTTCTTTTAGGATTTTTCTAATTGTATTCAATTCTTTTTCAATTTGCATTTTCTTTGGTCTCCCTTGTAGTGCATATGTGAACCATATTTCCTAAAAAAATTAGTGCTTCCAGTATTAAAAAAACCTGCTCTTTATCCCAACCATTTTCTTTAAATTTTTCCATAAAGTCATTTGGATTCATGACATGCATGATACCTTTAAAAGCTGCCATTGTAAGTGTCAGAACGTCTATTGCAGAAAGATCCTTTTCCTTGAGAAATTTCCTGATATTATTCTCTACAAATTTAACCTCTTCTGCGGACTCTATATCCTCTGTCATTTTCCCCTCAAATCTTTCACAGTTACTTGTCCCTCAGTCTCACTCTCTATCGCCTTCGATAAATGTAAACTAGGAATCTTTTTCTTATTTTTGATCATCTCCATATAGTTTCTAGATGTCTGTATTCTCTTTGCAAAATCTGTGACTGTTAATCGATTGATAAACAGCCATTCTCTCAACTCCATGATTCCTCCTTGTTGTTGATAAAAATAATGTAGCATCTGTTTCTTTTTATTGCAATTAAATAGTGCATCTGATATATTTGTGTTTATCAAAGCAAGTGCTCTCTGGTGACTGAGCCGCCAAACTCAGCAGATCGCAGCGCAAGCCAAGATATTTAAACATAAAGGAGATTTTTATATGACAGACTTAGAACTATTAATTCAAACAGCCGATGCTTTATGCAATCGTCTATCGGATATGGCCAACGAAGAAGTTCAATTCGGTTGGCGCATTTGCTCAATGATGGAGCAGGTCTCTTGGGAGATCAGCAAACAGGCTGAGGATTTGAGAGCGATAAAGAATTTTGTTGGGGATTCTTTATGAATCCTGATTGTGAAATTTACCACGAGAAAGTTATGTTAGATTCTTACATGGAACAAGTCAGAGAAGACACCATAGCAAAGCTAGATCCTATCGAGCTAGCGGCATTGTATGGCGATATTGTGGAATTCACGTGCCGATTTAGAGAACGGCAAGAGATTATTAAACTTGAAGCTTATATGGAGTAAATCATGAATCAATCTGAACAGATCGACAAACTTGCGAGCGCACTCGCTAAATGCCAGGGTGAAATGGAACCTGCAATTAAAGATTCTACCAATCCCCACTTTAAATCAAAGTATGCAGACCTTAACGCTGTATGGGCGGCTTGTCGTCAACCCTTAAGCAAAAATGGGCTTTGCGTTGTGCAAACTATAGATACCTTAAATGAAAAAATGGTATTGATCACAACCTTATTGCATACTTCCGGCCAGTGGATACGTTCTACAATGCCCGTAGTGACCGCAAAATTCGATGCCCAAGGGATTGGGTCAGGCTTGAGTTATGCAAGACGCTATAGCCTTTCTGCGATGTGCGGGATCAGTCAGGATGATGATGATGGCCAAGCGGCTATGCCTAGAGAGGAGAAAAAGAGGCCTAAAGAAGAACCTAAACTCTCTCCTTTAATCACTGAAAATCAGTCAAGAACTCTTTCTCAACTCTCTGAATTATGCGATCCGGCTTACGTAACAACATTGATGGATTATCTTGCCAAAGATAATATCAGTTCATTCAGTACAATGCCTCAGTCTTATTATAAGAAATGCATCGAGGGATTGAATAAGAATGCTGAAGCTTATCAGAAGACAATAGAAGGACAAACGAATGGATGATGAACAAGAAAAAATTACTAATGAAATAGTCGATAAAATAATAAAATCCATTCATGGATATGATTCACGTGGAGTATTGACGGCTCTTTTTCATTGCATTAACTGCGTGATTCATGGGTATGTTGCAAAGAAAAACCGAAGAAGGTTTTTTCTTGATCTTTCTAAACAGTTTTTGGAGTTAAGCAAAGAATACAAAGACAATGATAATGTTTAAAATTTACCTGAGAGACATCAATGAAAGTTATTTCAATCGAACAAGGAACAAAAGAATGGACAGAATTCAGGCGTCAGCATATAGGAGCGTCTGACGCTTCTATCATAATGGGATGCAACCCTTGGAAAACTAAACAAATGCTCTGGGAAGAGAAAGTTCTTGGGTGGGAACAAGAATGTACGGAAAAGATGCGCGAAGGCACACGCCTTGAATCTGAAGCTAGATTCAATTACATCGCATTGACAGGAATTCCCGTATTTCCAATCGTTCTAGAATCATCAGAACACCCCTTCCTTAGCGCTTCGATGGATGGGATGGACTTTGATATGAAGAAGGCCGTAGAAATCAAATGCGGGGCCAGTTCTCATCGTTTAGCAAAGAAGGGCGAAATTCCCGAGTATTATGTGGCTCAGTTACATCACCAAGCATACATAACAAGTTTGGAATCCATAGATTATTTCTCGTATGATGGGAAAAATAATATATTGATTCCATATCTCATTGACCCTAACTATATTAGGATTATGGTTGAAAAAGAATTAGAGTTTTGGCATTGTGTGCAGTCGCGCACACCACCAAAGGACTAATTATGAAACAATTAGAATTGTTTGAAGTACCCCCTCAAGATGAGATGGAAACCATTCGTAATGAATGGTCTAAGACAAGAAAAGCGTTATTTGGAGAGATAGCCCAATGCAAAAAAATGTATCAGGAACTCGCACACGAGCATCAAATTCTAAAAATGAACATTTGCCGAGGAAGGTTAACGATGTAAACAAGAAGATTGTCTATCCTTACAAGACTGTAAATGGAAGAAAGATGCGATTGCATCGGGCAATCATGGAAGAGCATTTGGGTAGGCAGCTTGATAGTGATGAATTTGTGTATCATCTTAATGGGGATGGATTAGATAATGCGATTGAAAATCTAGTGGTGATCAAAAAGGAAATTAAATGAAAGATCATTGGATAGGACCCTATAGTCTAATTTTAGCACTTTTAGCTGTGGCTGCATGTTCATTAGATTTAAGGATGAAAAATTTAGAAATGAAGTTAGAGGCCATGCGCACAGTTTTGATTATCACTGATGTTATTCCAAAAGATTTTCTAAAAAAGGAGATAAAATAATGGAAAACAAACAAGTAGTCCAATGGCAGCCGATTATTGAACTTTCGATTGTATTATTCACAATTTTAGGAAGTACTATTCCTTTATATTTGCATACGGATTCAAAAATAGATGCTATACATCAAACAGTAAATGCCATTCAGAAAGAGATGTCTGATTTTCATGCAAGATTATGTGTGATTGAAGATAGAAACAGAAAGGGATAATTCATGGAATTTTTCATAATCTTTTTCACGATTGCAGTTATTAATTGGGATAAAAATAAAAATCAGGATGTAAAATGATAAAGTACATAGCCCTATTATCGTTGATGCCTATTTTTGCTAATAGCTGCGAACAGTGCATACAAGATTTGTTTGAAAAGATTTATTTTGTCCGTGAAGAAATGGACTTTGATTTTTACGAATCTCCTGACATGCGAATTTACAGGAATGGCTTGGTAATGGGATTGCTAGAAGCTGGGAATATTATGAGGAAGAACCATTGTGAGGCATCAGAAGCTCTTGAATGAAGGCTCCTTTGACTCCATTATGGTCGAATTCGATAAATGGATCGATCCATATTTCATAACCGCATTCTCTGACGCGTCTTGAAAAGACATAATCTTCTCCCCAAAAATCGCCTTCGAAGAGTTCTGTATTGAAGATCGCATAGCAACCTTGTTTTTTTTGATTATCGTCTAAAGTTTCGTAATATAGATGAGAGTAATTTTCGATTAGTTTTTCGATAACATTTCTTTTTATCAGCATAAATCCAGCAGGAATGTAATCCATTTTGAAAAGATTGTCTTTTTTTATCATGCTTCCATCAGGATTTAAGGACGGCTTACAAATATATCCTTTTTTTTGTCTGCAAGGATATAATCCTGCACAAATATCTAAATCGCAATCTAACAAGTTTTTAACAGCTTGCGCAGGCCATCCGATGTCTGCATCGATACAAAGCAAATGCGTGGCATCAGATTCAAGAAATTTCATCATAATGCGATTTCTTTCAGTCACGACAAGAGCTGATCCGTAATTTACTTGTACTTCGACTGCGATTCCAAGTGAATTCATTAGACAAGCTGTATGCCCAAGACTGAGGGCATAAGGAATAGTGACTTTCCCGTCATAAGAGGGAGTGGCCAGGTAAATTTTCGTCATTCGAGAATTCCGAATAAAGTGAATATTCCCTGACTGATATTTCCTGAGCTATATAGCAATTGAATGCTTGTTATAACTGCATTAGGTGATACCTCTCCAAAAATAGTCCCATATTCATAAGCAGGAGTCGAATTCAAGTACATCGCTTGTCCTGTTATGTATTGCTGTTGGCTTCCCGGAGCAATCAAACTCATATTATATAAATAGGCAGTCCCTGAATATCCATATGTCGCAGTTGAACTTGTGGCAGTAGATAAAGGAAAAAATGTCCCCGAATTTGTATTTGACAATGTAGTAGAATTATATAGGTTTGCGTTAAAACCTCCTCCATATCCTGAAGATATTTGACCTGATCCATCAGTAAAAAGCATTCGCAGCAAAGCCGCGTTTGTGGCAGGAATAACCCCCGTCATTATTAGCTGATAAGTATTATAAGTAGTCGTTAAAGTAAGAGAGACCTGCGTTACAGAAGCGCCAGAAGTCACCGTTACAGAATTGATAAAAACCAGGTTTCCTGTGGCATTGTTGGCTTGCGTGGTGAAGGTATTTGTTCCGTTGGCTACTACAAGTCCAGCAGTAAATGTGCTGGCGCCTGTTCCCCCATCGATAACTGCTAAGACTTTTGGCTTATATGACATGAGTCCTCATTATTTTATAAAGAATTTTACGCCGTTATAATAGATTTCTGCTTCCCCATAATTCGTATTTATAACGAATGTGGAGGCTCCGTCGATATTTACCCCATTTCCGCTAATCGTAATGTTATGCGAGCTTTGTGCTGTACCTGCTTCATCTTTGATGTTCCATACTTGACCTGCGACAAGGTTTGTATTAGGCATAGTAATAGTTCTAGCAGAAGAGTTATCCGTCACCCCAATAATCGCATCAGTGCCCAATACCTGATAACTGGTAGCTGTTTGCGTATAAGAAAGAATCTGTCTATTTGAGAAAGGAGCTACTGTTGATGTTGGGCCTGGGCGTGGGTTAGAGAGGGCTATTGTTATCCAAAATAGATCTGCGAGAATATTTGGAGTAGTACCAGAAAGATTTACTGCAGAAAAAAATGGAGCTAACGAAGCTGTAGGAATATTAGTCGTGATCGCTGTTCCGACAGCAATATTATTTATGTAAAATGAGATAGATGAAGCAGCTGCGTTGGCAACAATTGATAAAGTCACAAATGATGTGTTAGCCGCAACATTTGTATTAACAGTCGTCGTTGTTGAAGAATTAGTGCAATTTATTGTCCATTGACCGCCATTTACTGCATTCGTATATTGGAAATAAACACCGTTTACGAATGTATCTACTCCATTACTTAAACTTACTCCGTCAGCTAATCCGCATGAAAATCTATATGTATTTCCTCCGGCAGATAATGAAGGTAATTGCACTACCCAATTAACTGTTGTAACGCCTCCGCCTAACGCTATAGGGCCGACCTGAGTGGAATTATTAGACTCACCTATGTATAATCCGCCATTAATTCCTGCTACACGACTCAATAAAATTCCAGGATTATTAACAGTGCCGGCACTATATATTTGAGCAGACCCCCCAAAACCTGTCCATACAAGTTTATTACCTGTACCACCCTCAATAAAATCATCGAATTCCTGAAGCGCAGCGTTTGGCTGAAAGCCTGCTGTTTGTCCTCTAATATCAATCGAGCCTGGGCCATTGATGACACTGATTGAGCCATCTGTTGAGGTAATATTACCAACTCCGATGGTTGCTCCACAAGCTGTTGGAGTCGTTCTCCCAATCCATAATTGACCGTCTTGATTAAGAATGTTTCCAGTTTGTCCGGCTGGTGAAGTTCTGCTAAAGTCTGCATTTTGGTAAGTCAGAAATCCTTGGTCAGATCCAATATTAGTAATGCAAGTCATGTTCCTACCTGTGTTTGAGTTCCTATGCAGGCCCATTCAATTGTTGTCGCTGAGACTCCAGTTACTCTTATTTGTATAGTTCCTGGCACGGCTCGATTAAAGTCTATATTTGCAGCAGCCGGAAATGTTGGATCTTCATGTTTGATTATCACATTATCTGGAAGAGCAATTGCAGATCCCCCTGTAACACGAATAGATATATTCCAAATTTGAGTAGCACCTAGATTGTCAGTTATATCATAAGAAGTAACTGTAAATTGATAATTGATTGTCCCATTAGTGATAGCATAGGGAACATTGACAAGAATAGTTTGTGTGCCGTTGGTTGTTGTCACACTTCCGTGATAGGCATTAGGCAATACTAGATCGACTTTATTGGCAGTTGCCGTTCCTGCAACTCCGCCATATGCCTGAATAGTGGATAAACTGAAAATAGGAGTCACACCAATAGCAATTAAATCTGTTCCGTCAACTCCGTGAAAAATTAACTGATTAGTTGAAGGTGTCGCCGTTCCCTTATCTGTTGGGAATGATGTTGGAACTGTTGGGCCACCGCCTCCTCCTCCTGCGCCTGTACTTCCAGCTTGTGACATAATATCCCTAGTTTAGAATTAAGTATTGAACCACAAGATAGATAAGTGACAATCCAGGAGTCGTTCCGCTTGCCGCACCTTTAACATAGAATTGTGTACCTTGAGGAAGTGATGGGAATCCAGCTTGATTTCCCATCTTTCCTTCATCATAGAGCCAAAAAGAATTACCAGGGCATACATCTATATCAGTTGCGCCGTCAATCGAAACAGTGACAACGGACGGGCCATTATTCACCATCTTAACGATATATCCTTGATGAAGAAGCGGACCTCCTAATGCTTGATAAGTGCCGTTTAGATTGGCAGAATCAATACTTCTAAGAGTTTCCCAGGTAATTCTATTTGTAAATGACATGTTAACTCTCTTTAGGAGGTTCTTCTATTGGAGCTAATACTTTCTCAGCATCAGCTGTCTCTTGAGCAGCTTTTTGTTGAGCTGCTACTTGATCTTCGATATGACCGACAAATTGTAAAAACTTTAAAAGAGCATCCTTCACATGCTTCAGATCTGAATCTGGGTCGCATGTGAAATGATAAACTCTATTTTCAATTACGTGTTCTAATACTGATTTATTCTTTAGCATATTTAATCCTTATGCGACGCGTGTTGCTGAAATTCTACCATACGCCCCAGCCGATCCTACTGTGAATGAGGCTTGACCGACGAGGTATACTGTTGTGGTCACATTCAAAGATATTCTATATGCAGGAATAATTAAAGAGACATCTGCTGCTGTTGTTGATGTCCATGCGGCAGATACAGCGTTATCGCCTTGTGTTCCAATCGTTGCTGAAGTTGTATCAATTGATGCGTATTGAATGGTTCCTGTGGTCATTCCTGTAATGCTAACGATACCACTTACATCCCAGATACCAGCAGTTAAACTGATAGAAGTTACGTTAGCAGGAGTTGCGGTAGTCAATGAAACAGGAGAACCTGATGCAACTGTGGCTCTAATTTGCTGACCGATAAAACCAGCAGCAGGAGCTGTATTTGCAGCATTGCCAAGATATTTACCACCAGTTGATCCAACCACGACTGTTGCCGTAGAACTGTAGTTTAACGTGATGGATGTTCCTGAAGAAATTGCCATCGCGCCAGCAGCAGAATTACCGAGGTTAAGAACGTGAGCTGCTGCACCTGTGCCTAAATTAATAGTGCCTGCGGTCGTTGCTGCCGCTGAACCAAAGATATTTACTGCAAGTGTTCCACCAGAAGCATTACCGTTAAACAAGTTAAACGTTTCAGTTCCGGAAGCGATTACACCGCTAAAGATACTAATTGTTCCTGCACCGCCTGCAATTGCTCCATTAAACAATTGGAAGTTCTGAGATCCGGTAGTATTTGCTCCTCCAAGGAATTGGACAGATTGAGTACCAGCAGAAGCCACGCCTGCCATCACGGCTAAGGTTTGGCTTGCAGCAGGTGTTGCACCATTCATAATATTAACAACATTAGCGTTTGAATTAGACGCCGCATTGCTGATGGAAACTGTATTAGTTCCAGCTCCTGAAGCAATTGCTATAGTTGAAATACCGCTAGAAGAGCCTAAAGTAATAAGGCCTGTTTGTGCAGTTGCGCCAATAGTTACTATACCAGATGCATTACCACCAAGGTTGATACCGATTGTTCCAGTAGATCCGGTTTTTAGAGTAATATTTCCGCCAGTCGCACTCCCTATATTGGATACGTGAGCAGCGGCTCCAGTTCCAAGGTTAATAGTGCCTGCCGTTGTTGCCGCAACAGAACCGAAGATGTTAGCAACTAATGTTCCTCCAGAAGCATTTCCATTGAATAAGTTGTAAGTACAAGTACCAGAAGCTATAGTTCCACTAAATTCATTGATGGTATCGGTTGCGCCAGCAATTGCTCCGTTAAATATTGAAAAGTTCTGAGAACCTGTTGTATTTGCACCGCCTAGGATACTCACTGCTTGCGTACCAGCAGATGCAATGCCTGACATGATGTTCAAGGTCTGGCTGGCTCCAGGAGTCGCACCGTTTAACAAGTTAACTGTGCTGGAACCTGTGATAGAAGCACCGTTATTAATGGTTGTGGTCTGAGCAGCAGCTGCAACTCCGCCTTGAATAATAACTGTATTAGTGCCTGTGCTGGAAATTAATGTTGTAGTACCAGCCTGGGCGGCAGTACCAAAGTTAAGAGTAGAATTATTACCGCCCGCGACTGATAAATTACCAGATCCAAATGCCAGAGTAAGAGAAGATGTAGAATTTGGTGAACCGATTATAATAGTATTAGGAGCAGCTCCAGTTGCTATATTTACAATGTTAGCTGTGCTTGCAGCATTGGCGATATTTACCGTATTTGTTCCCGTTCCAGCTGAGATTGCAACTGTATTAGTTCCTGAAGATGATCCTAAAGTGAGAGGTCCTGTTTGGGCTGTTCCACCGATTGTGATAGTTCCAGTTGTTGTTGCCGCTCCGATTGCGTATGTAGTTGCTCCAACTCCATTTAAAGTAAAGTTACCTGTACCAGTTTGCAGTGCGAGAGAAGCAGCTCCTGTCAAAGAACCAAGTGTGACTAAATTTGCAGCTGAATCATTGGCAATTCCTACAGTATTACCACCGCCTGTCAATGAAAAGTTTCCTGCTCCTGTTGCAATCGTGATTGCTCCAGAAGATCCACCGATTGTGGTTGTTCCCGTTCCTGACGCATTCAGGGAAACTGTTCCGACGGCTGTTAAATTAGTAAACGTTCCCGCGGCTGGAGTAGTTGATCCAATGGCTGGACTTGCCGCAAAGACTGCGGCTAAATTTGATGGCTGAACGGCTAATGCGGTAACTCCTGGAACTGTTGCAGTACCGGCAACCGCTTGAGCATTCGTGGCAAGGTTAACGATACCGGTTACAGTTGTTTGTGCAATGTTTGCTCCGGCTAATACTAAAGACTGTCCATATGCATAAACATCGTTGGCTGAAGCGACATATAGAGCAGATGGTGCTGTTCCAGCTTCAGTCTGAGCAGTTGTTGCAAGAAAGACTTTACCTGCTGATGTGGTTGTCGCATTAGGAATTCCTTCAACCCAAAGAGATTGAAGAACACCTCCGATACTTGTTTGGCTTGTAAGTGTATATTCTGCATTACCAACTGTATCGATCCATCTTTGCCCGATAGGATAATTAACATCAGTTACGGCTGGTGGTCTTACGTCTAAATGAGGAAATGCAACTCCTGCTGGAACAGTTCCAAATCCTTGTGAATATAGGGCTGCCCCTGGCTGAAATGGCATAATGCCTCCTAGTTGTTTGTTAAATTATAATCTATGCTTTATGCAGATATAAATGAAGGTGTGGATCGGCATAAGTTGTTAAGTGTAATAGACTAAGGCAAAATATGATGGAAAAGTGAGAAATTACTTGCGGAAGATTCCCCATTTCCATATAATAGAATCATGAAACAGAAAGAAATGCGGTTCTTAATTCCTGATAATCTATACAAAAGATATAAGATCCTTTGTGTCGAAATGGATTTGTCCATACCTAAACAGACAGCACAGTTGATTGAGAACTTTGTTGAGGTTCAGGAAGAACATGTGAAATTGATGAAACAGCTGAAGAAGATGAAAGGGAAGGAATAAATGATGAACGCAGAAATATGCACAATAATAGGCACAGCTGTAGGATTTATTTCTCTGTTGTATGCCATTGTCAGAAATTTTAAATCTGATATGAAAAGCAGATTTGATAAAATCGATTCGAGATTTGATAAAATGGAATCGGAAATAAAAGAGATAAGAACAGGCCTTAATCGAATGGAAGGGGCTTTCTATTCCAAAGATTGCTGCATGCTTAAGGATGATAAATCGAATAAAAATGTGGGTTAAAAATGGACTGGACACAAGCGATTGCAATTATTGGATCATTAGGAGCGTTTACTTTTTGGCTTTTTACTAAACTAGATGCGGATATACGGGCATCGAATCAAAGAGTAGATCAGCTTTATCAAATGTTTATTGATTTATTGAAAGAAAATAAGGGATGAATATGGGATTTTTAGCTTTTATGTTTTTTTTACCTTTCGCGATGTATCTTATGCATTCGGATTGCTAAACATTTTTTCGATATCTTCTTCTGAAATATCTTTTAAAGCATCATATGTTGTGGTATTTCTAATTTTTGTCGCATGGTATGGATTATCAGGATTAAATCAAGAAGATGAAGATTTTGGAGAAATTTAATTAGGATAAAATATGATTCAAATTTTTGATTTTCTCTTTCACGCATTAGTCCTATTGATAATAGGATCTTTGTTATATTGCATTTTCAAAGGGATTTTCGATTTTATAAAAGAATTATTCATTTCTCTTTTCATTTGGATGGGTGATGAAGAACTTAAGAAAAAAAGAGAAGAGAAAAGAGAGAGAGAATTTCTTGAATATGATAATTATCAGGGCTGATCTTCTTCTTCAAGTTCTTTATCTAATGCCTTAGCATTTATCAATACTTGAGAAGCATTTCCAGATGCTGCTCCCTTCAGAACATTCCCATAATATCTTCTAAGAGTAGGACTTTTTATTATTTGATGTAGAACTTTATAAGTTTGATATCCTGCATACAATGGAATTGCTGCAACGGCAGAAGCTTTAGCTATAGTAGCTCCATGAGCTACTATTCCATAACCAGCTCCTCCTAATCCTAAAATATGTTTCACTCCAGGGTTTTTAATGCTGTCTTTAACTGTTTTTTTGATGAAAGTTGCCATCTTATCTGATTGCTCAATGGCAGCCCAGGATTCATTAGCGGCCTTATTTAATTCTCTGAATTTAGGATTTTTCAATTTTCCATATTCATCAAGACCTTTGATAACTTCGCCTTTAACTTGATCTAGATTAAATATGATCTTTCTTTTTATTTTAGGAGGGACTTCAACATTATACCCTCCCATTGAATCTTTAATTTCGTTTATGGCCTGCCTAAAATCCATCAATTCTCTAACTTCAATTTCTCCATTCTTGCTTCTTTCAAGAAGCTCTCTAATTTTCTTTAATGGTTCTGAAGTAGAAGGTCGGGATCCTCCGCTTTCCATTGTTTTTTCAAGTGTTTTCAAATAAGTTTCAAAATGAGGAAGAAATGCTTTTTCACCTTTAGGAACTAATTTATCTCCTTCTTCAAAGAGTTTTGAAGCGTATTTTTTAGCTCCTCCACGTCTTTGAGAAATCAGATCTAAAATGATCATTGTCCCGATTTTAGCTCCCGTCCCGATCTTGTCTCCACCAGCAATATTAATACCTTCTTTTACTAAATTGGCTACAACAGGAATGCCAATATTTCTCGCTAGACTATAAACATTAGATCCAGGAGTCATCATTGATGTGATGTCTTGCTGTAATTCTCCAACTCTTGATTCGAATTCATTTTGCGGTTCTAGATATCCTTGTGAAGCTTGTTCTGTAAATTCTCTTAACTTTTCAGATGTTGGAAGATTAGTTTCAGGATCGAAACCTAATAGTGATTTAGCAAATGACCAAACATCTCCAGGAAGACCTATAGCCGCTTCTCCCATCCTAGCAGTTTGCTGAGCAATATTTCTTTCTATTTCTCTTTCAAGATCATTCTCTCCTTCTAAAGGAAATTCACCTTGTTGTTCCTGTTGAATTGGATCTTGAATCTGCTCTTGAGGCATTCCTTGTTGAGGAACCTGTCTCATTTGCATTTCTTCAAATTCAGGTTGTTGTTCTTGTTCAGGGAAGTTAGTGAGTTCTATTTGACCTTCGCCTTCTCTTGAAAATAATGGTAGAAGTTCTTCTTGATTTTGTTTTTGTTCAGGTTCAAAAGGAACAATATCAAAATCTTCATCTATACTTTCATAAGGAGTGTTATCCTCATCAAACGGAATAATGTCGAATTCATCATCAATAGATATAGGATTCATTGTACGAGTTTATATCCTTTATTGCTTTCAATGACTTTTTTTAACTGATTTTTTGGAATATGATAAAATTTACCATCTTTTTCTAATGTAACTCTTCCAGATGGAGTTTTAGATTTTATTTCTTTAGCCTTCTTGTCATATTGATTATCAAGGTTTTTATCAACTCTTCGATATTCTTTTTTAAGAGATTCGAGCGGTGTTTTAATGCGTTTATCTGCCAATCTCAGAGCTTGATCATAATCAATATTTCTAACTCCTCCATATTCTTCGACAACATCTTGAATCGCTTTATTTCTTAAGATATTCATTTGGTTCACAAGCTGCATTTGACGAATGATTTCTCTCCTACCTTCTTCTGAGTTAGCAAGAGTTGGCAAACGTTGCATAAATCGATCTAATTCAAAATTAGAAACTCTGGCTCCAAATGAATCTTTTGCATTAACAGTAAAATCATTAACAGTTTTTGAGAATGTTTGTGCTTCTGGAGATGCAAGGGCCGGAATGATTAGAGATCCAGTAGAAGGATTTATGTTTAATCTTTCTATTCCAGAAATCTTTGGGGAAAGTTCTTCCAAAACTGCGAGAGAATCTGCTTCGTGCTCCAATGATTGAATTTTTGTGTCATTTTGTTGATAAAGAGGAAGATTTTTAGCATATCTAGCTTCCTGTCTCCTCGCTCGTTCTGCTGGATTTAAACCTTTATCAAAATCAACCATTCTTGCCTGTGTGGATTCTTGTCCTTCTGGAGGAGATTCAACTTTAGGTTGTCCTTGATTTAGCATATCGGAATATTTCATTCCTCTTTCGCTTAAATTAAGAAAATGCTTGATTATCTCTGTTTTCCCACCTTGAGGAGCCGCATCAAATATCTGAGCTGCTTCCGGTCCGTATTGTTTTTCAATTGTATCTCTAGCCTTCTTATGGGCAATCAATTCTTGAGGATCGGGTTGATTTTGTGCATTCTGTTTTCTTAATCCATATTCTCCAGAAATTAACTGTTCACGAGTCTTAGGATCTTTTATTCCGGCTAAATCGATTCCATAGTTTTGTTTCAAAGCCTGATTTTCCTGAGATTCTCTTTCGAATTGATCAATCAATTCCCTTCCCTTCCGCATCCCAGCATTGAGCTTCTCTGAATAGGTGGGTTCTCTTTTTTCTTGAAAAACTTGAATAGCCATAAATTATCCTGGATTAGTTTGAAATGCGCCTTTCCAACCAGCAGAAGGATCAGCCCTTTGATTTCCATAAGCTGATAAGCCAGCTTTTCCTAAAGATCCTATCGAACTACTGAAATCACCTGAATGGAATCCTGTTCCTATATCATATCCAGCTTTTGCTCCAGTTACTGCTCCCATAGGTCCTCCTGCAAAAAACCCTCCTGCAGCTCCTACTGCACCGCCTGCTAATCCCTGCCAGTTGAAGCCTTCTTTCTTTGGAGGTTTCTCCATCATAAATCTTTCATAGGGTCTTTGATTGAGAAGTTGATCACTAAATCCCATTAAATCTTGTAGAGCTTGTCTTTGTAGTTGTTGTCTTCTTGAAGCTAAGTCCCCTGCAAAATCTTGGCTTGCTTTGCTCATTGTATTTTGAAAACCACTACTACGTCTTGAACCTAATGAACCAGCCCCCCCCCCGCTAAATCTAGAAGCAATGTTTCCTTGCAGAGCTGAGAAATCTCTTAAGGCAGGAGCTTCGATTTCGTTAAAGATTCCTTCATCACCGCGTGAAAGTCTGCCCAAATAACTTTCTGGAGAAACATGTTCAAATCCTTGCTTATGAAGTTGCATCTGTTGAGGTGTATACTGAGCAAGCTGACCTGCTTTATAACCCTTTGGAATAATATCTCCGCGTTGGCCGCCTGGCGCTCTAATGTCTGGCATAACTCACCTCTTTTTTTCTAAACATAGCACTATTAATGATTTACTCAAACAGCAGATAAAAATTCAATCACTGCGAATCCTGAAACGACTGCAGGAGCTGTTGAACCTAATTTTACTGTAACATTCAAAATTGCATTTGGCCCAATAGGTTGAACAAGTATGGCCATCCCGTTTGATAGAGAACTGGGATCAATGTAAGGAAGGGGTCGATAAGTCGTCTGTGTCTGAATTGTTCCATAGATGTTTACTATTGTTTGAAAATTATCGAATCCTAAAGGAATGTTTAAAGCTGTTCCTGGTGCGATGGCCCCAAAAGGAAAAATCTTTCTTAACGTCTGATATTTTAACCCACTGAAATACCAAACATTTCCTGTGATCGCAGGATTATTGCTAGGGAATATTCCTATTGTCCTGGCATTAACAGCGCCTGCAATATCAATATAGGTCTTGCTTAATTCCCTAATCATCTCTTTAGACTCTTCAGGAAATCTGACTGAAGTTCTAAGATAGGGAGTTTGATTTACTACATTTGATGTCATATTAGCACAAGTCCATTGAAGGCGAGACATCTATGATAAAACCATGAAGTTCTATTTCAGCAAACTGATTATTTGGAGCAATGGGAGTCGCCGTTCCTCCAGAAATATAGGTTGTGAATGTCGTTGAATCTACATTGATTGTCACAGTCGTCGTAGTTACTGAAACCACAATATAATAATTCTGATTCAATTGTGTCATTCCTACAATACCATCTATCTCAATCACTTGATCAGGTAAGAATGTGCTCGAGCATAGAAGAACGCACGGATTAGATTGAGATGCACCTGTAATTGTTACAGGAGTTCCATTTGCTGTCATGGCTCTCATTTGCTCATCTGACATGGTAAATCCTAATTGAACTGTATCTCCAATTAAGGATGTGCTATTTCTATGCCAGATCTGATCCTGAGTAATGGCTGTCGGCATATTCAGATTGGTATTGTATGGAGAAAGACCTAAATTAGTGCTTTCAGGACAAGTGAAAAGGACTGTACTATAAACTAAAGCATCATTATCGACATTGTTTGAAGGATAAATAGGGCCTGTATTATATGGATTAGCAGAATCTTGGCTAAGATAAATTTGAAGTTGAATCTGTGAATTTGGCGTTGCTGTTAAAAGATACCTCTGAACTCCAATCCTTGTTTTCTTGCCCACATCCCAACCAAGAGGGAATTGCCTCGTCTGAATGAATGGAACGTACATTCTGGTGATAAGTCCAAGTCCTAAATAAGTTAAAGGGTTTCCACTGCCATCTACTCCAACAATCGAAGGATTGATTGTGAAATTATTGCTATCAACAATAGTTGAAACTGAAAATATCTGACCATTTAACTGAGAACTGTAAGTTCCAATCACACCGCTAATCTGAATATAATCGCCTTCATTCAATGTATGGTCAGGAACTGTAAGCGTACTTGTACTTCCAGTGACATTTTGAATATAAAGAGAAGTGCCCTCACCCGTTCCTATATTTCTAAATAAGATAAATCCCTGTTGATTGCCGCCAATCACTAATGGCTGTTCAGCATTGCTTAAACTTGCATTCCAGGGAACATTCCAATCAGCCCATGTTGGATAAATTGAGCCGACTGTTCCCCATGTAAGACCAGAACTCTTTCTAAAAGATCCATATGTTGTATAGGATTCAAGGAAGATTGCCCATGAGTTATCTCTATAGTTGAACTGCAAAGTCTGATTAGGGAATTTATATGTGTCCTGATCCTCATCATTTGGATATGTGAAGTATACCCATTCGCTTATGAAATCTCTTTGTGCGGTGACTCTTTCATTTCCATTATTCTCCAATCCCATCTCAAATACTTCATCCAGGATTTCTAAATCGAATCTACCGCAATCTGTTTGACTTGTATTGATATATCCCTTCTGACCCCTCGTCATGACAGCCCTATCGAAATTAACGGCAGAGAAGGTGCTTCCTGATCCATATTCAGTATTAACGTAGAAGAATTCGAAAGGATCGATGTCATTTCCATTATAAATAAGTTTTGTCTGACAATTAGAAAAGCCGATAATTAGAGCATCTTCATTGGAAGAGCAAGTCAAAATAGGCTGTGAAATCCCAGCGGATTTGAATCCGCCAAATCCTGTTGAATCTTCAAAATAAGCATTAGGTGCAGCTGTTTGATTGGCTGGAACTAAGATTGCATTGTATTGATTTTTTGGATCGACGGGATTGTCTACCGCTGCATTCGTAAAGTTTTTATAAGAAGCTGTATAATATGGCGTTCCGTTCTGGCTGTAGATGATTGTATCTTGAAGATAAACTTGGCTTCCTGCAACAGATGATTGAACAACAGGTCCCAAGAAAAGAAGTCTATCCTTAAAAGGAATGATCATCCTTGCTCCTACGAGATAATAAATAGCAGCAGGAAGATCTGCAATAATATAAGTAGCTTCAGATAAAGGAGGCATAAAGTTTACCCATCCTAAACCTGTAGGAGGAGTTGGAAGAACTCCTGTTCCATCTGTTGGATCTCCATCGTACCATCTAATATTATCGACTGTTGTATCAGATCTATTAGTCAGATATTGAACAATTCCACCTGATGCATAAGCACCTGCGATTATTGCATTAGGGAATGTAACTGTAATTTGATTAGCTGCGGGCTTTGCTGTGATATATCCTGTTTGCCAATTTATTCCTGTCATTCCTACGATTTCATTAATGAAAACAAAATCTCCAATCACAAGTGGGTTATTTACTGTTGTGGTAATTGTCGCAACTGCAGGTCCACTTGCAGAATTAATTGCAACTGCGCTAATAAATGCATATTGCATTCCAATATTGGAAACATTGAACGGAACATTTATACCGTTAGTAGCCCACAAGGCACCTTGATAATTGAATGTCCAGAATTGCTGATAATCCTGTCCATTCCATGTCGTCGGTGTTAAAATTGTTTTTTGAACATAATCTGTATATCCGGGAAATCCTGTCTGAGGATTCGCATAGAAACTGACATTGTAAATGTTGAATGGAAATGCTGTGTTGATGTTATATGAAAAGACTGTGTCAAAAGCTAAAGTGCCTGGAAATTGAGTAGAAGTTAAAGCAAGATCTTCAATTCCCATCACAGGAAGATCAGGATAGAATTGAAAGATTGATGTTAAACTATGGCCTTTTGAACTAAGAAGTACAACTTCTCCGGTTGCGTAATTTATTGTTCCCACATGCCCAAGATTAAGATTTCCTTGCAGCGTTCCATCTTCATGCAGATCTGTATAAACCTCTGTAGATGATACATCAGTTAAGGAAACAGTCCCTGGAACGATCGAAGCATTGGGATAAAAAGTTGCAATAGCATAATTGCCAGAAAGAAGTTGAGCTATTCCTGTACCTCCATTAACACCAATATCTGTTTGATTTGATGTAGGATTCTGAGAAGGAATAAGAGAATTAAACAGAAATGTAAGCCTTCCAAGCGTCTCTGTTCCGCGCTTTCTTTTAACGCGACCGCGCCATTGATAGGCATTGATTAATGTTGGGAAAGAGGTATTATCGACGTTGAATGGCGTGACATCGTTTCTTAGACCGCGAGGTAAAGGGCCAACGACTAACTTTTGAGCCATTTAATATCCTATTGCTACCCAATCTGCACGATCGTAGGCACTGCTTCCTGAATAATTCCAATAAAATGAACCTTTATCTAAAAGGAAATAACTAATCGTTTGAGTATTTGATGTGGAACCACCCTCAGAATGAAGTGTTAATATAACAACAAAAATACCATTTGGAAAAGGTGGACATCCAGGCCTATTTACAGAATCTTTGAATGTTACTTGTCCTTGTTGCTTGGGAAAATCAACTCCTTGAAAAGCAATTTGTCCCCATTGCATCATAACTCCTCCCAACCAAACATAACCTTCTGATAAAGGAACAGACCCAGTAAGTTGATTAACTCCTCCATTTCCTGTTACACTAAATAATTGAGTATCTGTAGCAGCACCTGCAGCATCTGCGGTATAATTAGCCACGAATAATTGATTAAAGCCTGCGATAGTGGCTGGAAAATTATTTAATAATGCGCCTACACCTGAACGGCTTATAATAGGTGCAGGTGCTTCTCCAGCGCATTGGTGAATGATTGTATGATAGCCACCGTTAGCATCGCCAAATCCAAAATGATCTTGCTTTACCCAAGATGCAATCGAATTTGTGTTGATCTTCATCTTTGGTTGATCATTGGATGGATTATTTGGAGTTGCTGGAACATCACCATAATAAGATAGATTCATAAGTAACCATTCCCTGTATAGTTATTGCTATTACCTTGTCCATAGCCACCGCTATAAATAGTTTGTACTCTGGTTGCCGTCCATTGCCTTTGACTTCTAATATGAACGAGATTTTCCTGTTCCATAAATAAAGGCTCATAACGATCAAACTGTTCCCAATCACCTGTATCTGAAAGGATCTTTCTGGCAGCTCCCCTAGCGATATATTCTGCCATATATCCAAATGGAATGGCTTGAGATGTGTTTAAAAAGGCTGCTGGCGTGAGGAAAGCGTCTAGTTCGACAAGATATTGACGATCAGGAGGACTTCGCAGCGTAATTGTATTGTTATAGAATAAGACCGATCTTGGAAGGCCTGTAGTAAAGAAATAACATTGAAAATTGATTTGAGCACCGGCAGGCACAATCCCTGGGAATGTAACGTTAACTTCTCCAGTTAAATAATTAATGGTATTCTCCGTCGTTGAATAGGCTCCAGGGCATGGTGAATATCCAAATGGAGCAGTTCCTGGAACCATTAATAGACCATAATTCAAGTTTCCGGATATGAATTGACCGCTGTCCTGAACAACAAGATTTGATCCATCTTCAGCAGTTGCCGTGATATAAACCGCCGGATAGATGCTTGTGCTTGGAATATTTGTATTTAAAACTGTCAAGGGAAAGGGTTCGGCAAGAGGAGGATCTACATTATTTCCTGTGGCAATGATGCCTGCCATGTCCACGTGACCTCTTAATATGCCTTGGATGGGAGGGTTAAGAGGGACTTGAGGAACTCCAGATAAGAAAGGAATGGTAAAGGTATAATTTGCATTAGTTCCGTCTCCAGTGGCGACTTGAGTGAAACTTTGCACGAAGTTGTCCCAATTGCCGTAGAAGTTTTGCTTTTGAGTCTCTAATTGGCATCTAACTCCGCCGATATAAGCCGAATCCACAAAATTCTGATAAACGGGATACATGCCAATTTGTTGACCGCCAGGTTCAAACTGAAGGTCATATAATGGCATATTATATTGATCAAAGCCAGGAACTGTCTGAAACTGATATTTAGTTTTTAGATCGAATAATTGCAATCTTGCAGAAACGTCCATGATCCAGAAGCGATTGATATAATCGATTAGAAGATTATCGCTGATAGATGTATTCGAAGGAAGTTTTAAGATCCTCCGAATGTAAATCAAAATATCTTGAAGAAGGTTCAAGGTATTACCTCTTTATAAGCCGTTGGCTCCCATAAAAATAGATCTCTTACTAGAGACGGGAAGTGCATCTAATCTTTGGATGATTGAATCAGAAACCATTTGTCCATAATATTTTCCTCCGCCGTCGGATCCAATGGTCACATTTTCTTTCATGGATAAGCGATGGTAAGAGCAACCTTTGATCTGTTCTGCGAGATATCTTGGTCCCCAAACAGGAGTATTGACGGGAACCTTCCATTCTTCAGCAGGCATACCAGGAAAAGGACGAGTCCAAAGATCTAATTCTTCACCAATGATTTCTTTATTCTCGGCAATAAAATGCACATATTCTTTTTTGAAGTTATAATCTTCTCTAAACTTTTCATTGAATTTCTCGCGGCAGCCTATACTTTTGACAGGCTTTAAATAGATCTCTTTACGTTTGTCTAAATCTGATTGTGCGATCTTTGTTTGAGGTTCTAACTCTTGCTTTGGAGCTTCATTCATTCTGTCTTGGGTAAGCTCTTTTACCTGCTTGTCAAAGTTCTCAAATTGATCTTCAAGTTTGTCCATTTCTGTGGGGGCTATTTTTGGCTTCACTTTTGTTTGTTCTGTCATTGTAAACCTATAATGGTGAAATATTTATAAAGCTACCTGGGATATACTCTATATTGCTCACATTACCAGAAGTATTAATTGCGCCGCTATTTATATTTCCAGTTGCAACGATTTGTGGTTGAGCGGGTTGTGTCGAAACGACGAAGGAATTAGCATTTGTAGAGTCTAATTGTAACGTGATCTGATTTGCCGCAGGAATTGCAATCACATAGGCCAGTTGTTGATCTAATTGTGTGCATGTGGGAATCTGATATAACACTCCATTTAAAAGTGAAGCAAATATCTCAGGAATCAGTAATCTAACTTCTTGTCCAATAACGTAATTGTGATTAACGGTAGTTGTTACAATCGTAGTTTGTCCCATCGTAATGGCTGCGATAAAAAAGAGACTGGGTTGATAATATTGTGCATTGATAGCGACATTACTATAGATGGGGACGGGTCCAGAAATGACTGTGTAATAATTCATTTAAACCTCAAAAGGAGAAGGACGAATCCTTCTCCATTTATAATTTATCAATTGATAACTAGGTCATCCAAGTAGGCAACCCAATAAATCACGTTGCTATTCAAACCACTTAATGAAGCAGCTGTCAGAACACGTCCAGCACCTGGGCCAATGATAAATCCTTGGCTTGTGTTGTTGACGAATGCTCCTTGAATTGCTGGTCCATTAATTGTTGGAGCCAACGAATTTGTAAAGCCACTGTATACTTGTGGTGATGGATACAATGGAGAACCAGCAGTAATAACCGCTCCTCCAGTATTAACATCTCCAGCAGGTACAACCTGAGGCATTTTCAATCCAGGGAAACTTGCAAAAGTTTGATTAGGATTGAAAGCAGTAAATCCAGATAAACTTCCATTTGGATTGTTTGAACTCTGAGATACAGTAAATGTATTCTGAGTGACTGCAATCACATACCAATAAATAGGTGATCCTGGGATTGGAATATCAGGCAACGAATTAAGTTGCGTTGTACCCCATGCAGTTGGAATCCTAAATGCTACTTCCTGACCAACTTGGAAGTTGTGGGCAGCAGCAGTCTGAATTGTATTTGCAGCACCTGTAAACTGCTCATTCAATGTACGGTTAATACCTGTAATGACAGTTTGTTCTGGGCAATACAAATAAGGATATAATACTTGCTTCCACGAGCCTACATTGCCTGTAGATGTAGCAGTATTAAACGCCGTATATGGTGGTGAAGACGAAGTATTCCAGTTAACGGAAAATGAAGTCGCACTTATATAAGTCACTGTCAAAGGAACGCCAGCCATTTGCTGCATCCCAGTCGTTGCTGTCTGATACAAGTTTGAGAAAATAATCACATTACCTGAAACCAATCCGTGATTAGTTGCAGTAGTGACAATCGCAGGACTTGCATTAGAAATGCTAAAGTCAGCAGAAGCTACGGAATTGTGAGCATAGACAGGGCCATATTGTAACAACTGACCAGCTGCAAATGTACTAATGCCGTTAGTTGGTACCACGTCATAAATAAGAGCAGGAGTTGCATTATATCCTTCAACAACTGTCACACCCTGACCCATTGATACATCCCACCACGCCCTAATGATGTTTTGAGCTGTAGCATTTGTATTGGCTAATGTGTAGTTGAGCATTTCTACACGAGTTGGTTGGAAAGGAAGATTAACAACCTGTCCAGTCGCACCAGAAGCGGGTGCTGTATAGTGACCTTTCGCTATTCTAGAATATTCAGCCATAAAAACCTCCTATAGTAAGGTCGACAAACGAGTCGACGTAAGGTTTCTGATCGCTGTATCTTGAGTTAACGCTTGCGCTTGAGCAAACTTAACGGCAAGTGTGGCGTTTTGCGCCAAATATCCAGAATAGTAAGGATCACGATAAATCAAGTTCATGCTATAGCCATCTTGATTAATATGAGTGATCGCCTGCTTACCGAGAACTGTGTTATAATAGACATCAGCTCCGTTGGCAGATGCGCCCCTTGCAACAGGTGCTTCTGAGCTAGTTAAAATACGGATGTTATAAACAGAACCGTACTCGCTTGGAAGTGCCGAGGCATTCGTTGGATAGTTCCACTGAGACAAGAATCCACAACCAACAAGGTTGTCAAAATCTGTCTGCAATTCTGTAGAGGAAAGCATGAAATAGGAACTTCTTACGGGACCCGCTCCAAAGCGATCCATACCTTCGATGCCTGTCATAAATTTATAGGCATTATTGGTATCGAGGGTTGTAGCAACTAAACTAAAATCACCTACTGCCAAATTTGTAGGATTATCGCCATTTCCTCCAGCTCCAGCATTGATTTGGCTGGCGGCTGATACGATGTAATCTCGAAGGATTAAATCCTCTGCTTGACGCATCGCAACTGCAAGTCTTTCAGAAACCCAAGCGAGTACACCCTCTTGGTCTTGCAAAATGACTTGTTCGTTTAAAATACAACCTGTACCAAAAAATGCCATTTGGGCATCAATGATATCACGCTGTGGGACTTGTGCTGGTGGATCGATTCCACTGTTCCCCAACTGAATAGTTGGAGGTTGTAGTGCGCGTGGGCGCATAAAGCGACATGTAGTCCCGCCATTCATAGGCATAGAGACTTTGTCGCAGACTGTAATATAATTCATAGTTGGCGTAGGAACATACAGCATCGCAGGCGCAAGCGACTGCAAGATCATAGGTCCTAAATTGCCAGTATTTGCAATCTGCATGTAAACCTCAGAAAGAGGTTTTTATTGACATGATGATCGGTAGACGAGCCTAGTTACGTCAGTTCTCGATCATATCGGATGAAAGGTGCGAAACTTTCTAACGCGAATGGCACATTGACGCAAGTGCCTGCGATTCTTCAAGTTACACTAATAGTCTATTATTTTCAAAGATTATTTTGATTCATGAGAATATCCGCAGAAAGGACAAAAATTGACTTTAGTTTCTATATAGGTTCCATCTTCATATGGATCACCTTCTTCATATTCGAGAGAAAGGTTATTCATATCTCTTGCATATTGTACACAATGCCAACCATTAGATCGGCATTCATGCTGAATGGGCTTTATGACTGATTCATAATTCCCATTATCTAGCATTTTCATTTCTTTTTTCATAAGACTACCTCTTCTTATTAACGTGACCTTTCTTTTCAGAATCAGACATCTTGCTGTCTTTATGTTTCATGTCTTTTTTAGTATGCATTTTGCCCATTTCTTTCTTTTCCATTTTCTTTTCCATCTTCATTTTATTCTCTCTTTCAAGTTTTCTTGCAACTGCATAGGCAATACATTCAGATCTGCATACCAAACATATTGGACAGCTGCAAAGTAATTGATCGGACCTTGTATTCATAAAAGTTAGTGGTAAGTTTTAGTTTTAGGCCAAAACTTCCAAAAAGCCCCTTCAACGAACAAAGGAACTATCTTAGAAATTCCTTGCGATGATCATTCCTACGGAATGCTCTTTTGCATGGGATTTTCCTACAAAATAATGGTATTCAAGGCCGGCCGAATAATCAGCATTAATCTGATATTTAGCTCCTATAATCCCCTGATACGCAAATCTATTATCTTTTGTTTTTTCTTCATTTGTAATATCAGCAAACTTCATCTTCTTCTTCTCTGTATTTTGGCAATAACCAATTCCAGCCCCTACATAAGGGATAATGGAACCTACTTGAAGATTAGCCAAGTCAAAGAATCCATTAGCCATATAAGACCAAGAATGCTTGTGGTTATATTCTTTCGATTCTAAAATATCGAGATTGGCCACGTTATATTTAGTACTAAAGGAATTATGACGATAGGCGACTTCACCTTCAACTCTAAATCCATTGCCAAAAATATAACCATATTTCACTCCAGCATTAACTCCTACCTTCATGCCATGATTAGATTCTTTTGTCAATTCACAGTGATTAGTTCCGCCAATTATTCCGAAATATTGATGAGGATTTTGGATATGAACGACGGGAGCCAATAAATAGTCTTGTGCTATTAAAGAGGTAAATGATAAAACACTTAGCGTTAAGAATGCGAAAAACTTCATGTAATTCTCCTTACTTTTTTGGTTTCTTTTTTTTGCCTCTAGCCTCGCTATACGCAATAGCTACAGATTGTTTTTGAGGCTTTCCAGCCTCCATTTCTCTTTTTACATTTTCAGAGAAACCTTTTTTAGTCTTAGCAGCAGCACCTTTAACAAGTGGCATAATCATATCCTCAGATTTTTTTTAAGTTCCTGTAATTTATCATAGGCCTGTTTCTGACCCTGAGTACTAAAGTCCCCTACCTGTGAATATGGAGCTGTTCCGACTCCAGACGGCTGATAGTATGGAGACTTTCTATTCGCGTCAATCTTTTCTTGAATTGTAGATTCTTTTTTTTCTGGTTTATCAAGGCCAAGCTCTTTAATGTTTTGATAGACTAATTTCTGTCGTTCAAAACCCTCTGGCATCCTTAATATTGTTTCTGCAAGTTTTGGAGCCCTTTTAGCAAACTTTTCTACATTTTGAAGAACATCATAGAAATCTGGATTGCTTTCCAACCAGACTTCCTGTCTAAGTTCTTCTTTTGCAGAATGCTTGGCCTGTTCCATTGCACGTTGAATCTCAGATTGAGTATTCTGACTAAATTTATTTAGCTTCTTATCCAGCTTCTTATGATCCACATAAGGCTCATCATCATGATCATCATCTTGATCACGAACCTGCTGAACTTTTCTTTCTGCTTCAAGCCTTGCAGCTCTTTCTTCCGCAAGTTTCTTCTCATATTTCTGTTCCAATGCTCTAAAGTTTAATTCCTTATCATTTGATGCATTTTGTTGTGTTATTTTTTCTTCGTTTTGGTTATTTGTAGATGGTGTCATTTATAAATCCTTTACCCATTACGCAGGGCGGCGGTTGGATGTAAGTTCATTAAACTAAATTGGTTATTAAAATCAAATATAAATTATGGGTATTATGGACGAACTTGAAAATAAAGCTTATGATATAAGCAAAAAACACCGAAGAATAAGTCCTGCATTGCTAATGAGGACTTTACAGGTTAATGGGGATATGGCATTTAAACTATGTTGCAAGGTATGGATGAGACAGCATTTGGAAGCTAGGGAATGGTGTCGAAAGATGGCAATGTAAAGCGGCTTTACATCTTTAATTGATATGGTTGATGATGCTTCCTCAAGAAATAACAATCCACTGTAAACCCATACACGTATATCGCCAAACGCAATTCCTGAAATGGCAAGGATATACGGTACATTCGATTAAGTGGGTGAATCAGTATCGTGTTACGATGGTGTTTAGGAATGTGATGGATAAGGAGAATTGGAAGTAAATGTTTAAACGATTCCAAGTCTTAGATCTCTTTTGCAATGAAGAAAATAATGATGTTGAATGGATTGATATTAAAGACGAAATGCCGAAAATAACTGCAAGCATATTCAAGGTTAGGTTAAGTAATGGAAACGAAGTCTTGGCATATTATTGTCAGGATGAATGTAGTCCAATGATGACTTATTTCAAAGGAGAGCCTAGCTATTGGTGGGATAAACAGACCAAAGAGCCTTTATATAATGTTACGCATTGGGGGAAGAGCAAGTGATTTATGAAGATTGTGATGGAGATTGAGGAAATTAAATTAAAGATTGGGGATTGACAATGAGATTGCAAGATATGAAAGATGGATGAATATAAAATAAAGGATGAACTAGATTACCACAAAACTTTCATGATAAAAAAAAATCCTTGTTTTTTTCATATGCCTCAAGATTTTGATTGGGACAAATTAAATGAATTGCAAGAAGTGAAAGATGCTGGAGTATATTATTTAAGACCTAATGCATTGTTCAATAGTGACTCTTCTTTAAAGATTAAATTAAAGATTGGGGATTGACAAAGAATTGCGCGATTTAATGCGCGCGCGCAAATAAAATTAACATAACGGATCCTATCAGACATGAAACAAGAACTGAGTCCAGAAATTCAGAAATATTACAACATTACCTTATTGGGTCAGCCTTTTTCAGAATTCAATTCAGATGGTAAAATTGTGCGAGGTAGGATATACGAAGGAATCAAATATTATGAATACCTTACCGACGCCGCGAAACCGCGTATATTTTATCGGATGGAAATATCATGATCGATCCAGAAGCACAGTTGTATTTAGTTAAACTTCCTAAAAGCGATTTTTATGGGGTGGGTTCTTTCGTTGAATCCGGAGATTTCAATTTTATCCTATTACAACCTGAAATGTTTGTAAAAGCAATACAACCGATTCGAACAGTTAGATCTGGTCAAAGATGTGAGATTTTAGGAGAAATAAATCATTTATCTTTTAAACGCATTACCGACGCTGGAAAAAGTTAAGATGAAAGACAATTGCGCCTGTCAATATTGCAAACTTAAAGTTAGCGAATATTTTTGTATTACGTGTAAATATAATTTTAATAGTTGTGAGAGTCCATTTGATGAATTTCATGGATGCCATTGGTGTCCGAAATGTTGGCCCGAACGCCTTACCGACGCCAACAAACCGCTTTGAGGATATATGACAGAATGGATTAAATGTAATGATAGAATGCCTGATCGATGGCAATGGGTATTAGTTACGAATTTACCAAAAGAAACAGGTGAACCACATTCCATAAATATTTGGAGATGGAAAGGGGATGAATGGGATGCTTTAAACTTGGAAACTGATTCACCAACATATTCGGATGAAGTTTATCCTTTTTATTTATGGGAGGTTACCCACTGGATGCCCTTACCAAAACCGCCAGAGGATATATGACAGAGGAAATATTATGAATGATAAAGCATTAGAATTTCGGAGAAAATTCAGAGACAAATATAATCACGCAAGAGGCATATGCGATCCTATTGAATTTCAAAAAAGACATCAGGCTTTGCTTTATGAAATCTGCGAATTGATTCTGTGTCCTTTAAATGAGTTTGAAGAAAGTAAAAGACAGCCTTTAAAATTATTTGAAGAAAATCTTCCTAAAATGAAAAAACGGAAAAAGAAAATAAAATGAACATACAACACCTCTGGATGTGTCCAGGAAATACCGGAACATGGCGATCAACAAAAGCCAATAGCGAGCGCACGCAGCTCAAGATAATCGGTCAAGGATGGCATATCGTTAAAGTGGTCAATACTAAACATAAATCTGTTAAAATTGTGGCTGAGAGGAGATTTACGGTATGAACCCCACTTGTAAGAAAAGAGGCTGTAAAACTATTCTTACAAATATAAATTGTCAAATGATGGGTCCTTATTGGGAATGCGAAAAATGCGGAAGATATTATAGAAAAGATCTTGAACGATTCTTGACACCCCATACGAACAAAGATGATGTCATAAAAAATAAAGGTAAAGCATGAACCATCTCGATTCTTTCGATATCACAACCACAACCACAACTACAATGATGCGTGAGCGTATTATGGAGCTGCAATACAACGGACATTACATCGAGAGCATAGAGCCATTGCAAAACGGGAAAGTGCAGATCATAGCTAAAGTTTTGAGGCCTGGAATGACTGAGCAGAAATGGACTGAAATTGATTTTAAGAAGTTCTGGATTAATCGGAGAGAGATTATGGCGAATAGGAACGAGGAGAAGAAATGACTGTTACCACCTACGCAGCATTGCCTCCTCCAATCCAACAGTTCTTTGATCCTTTTTTGCTTGATCCGCTTTATGGAATGCTTAGAAGGGTTCAAGATATCATCATACCTTTGGCTAAAAAGAAAATTAGACATCAAGATGTAGGTAAAAGAAAAGAATTCGACTTATTAAAAATAAAATTTATGGAAGCATATGAGCGGAAGAAAATTGAAGAAGAGGAATATAAAACAAAGATTAAAAACACTCAAAAAAGACCCAGTATATATGCTTCGGAAGAAACTTGCCGTTTTAGAAGGATGGGAGATTCGCGATAAAATGTTGGAATATATGCTAGGTATTCAAGATTGAGGAAAAGAAATGAAATATTATATATTCAAAGTAACCTATGCTAATGAAAAAATGATTATGCTTAATGACTTCATGTCAAAACTGGATCTAGGTTCTCAAAAATTCTATCTTCAAGAGGATTATGAAATGGGATATTCTGATGAAGGTAAAAGAACGCCTCAAGAATTAGCACTATTGATCAAAGAAACAATGGAATCGCTGGGACATGAAGTGGTCGAGGTTCAATACTCTGAAAAAATGAGATTCGATGTTTAATATATAGGATTTATGAATTACCCAACGATGATTTGTGAAAGATGCAAGGAACCTACTCCAAGAAAGAGCCAGATACAAAAGTTTTGCCTTTCCTGCAGCAGGCAAAAGAGATATAAGCCAGCTCCGAAAAATATGAAAATATGCAAAGAATGCAATATAGAATATAACGCGTATGCCTGCGATCAAGCTTATTGTTCGAAACAATGTAGAACAAATGAATATGAAAGAAAGCTTAATGCTAGATGGGCTACAAAGGCACCTCAGCCAAAAGCTTATAAGAAAATATACAATCTTGGTCCGAGTCACTTCTAAGAAAAAAGGAGAGTGCATAATTATGGATGAAGATAAATCTAATGATATAATGTACCTTTATTGTGGAACTTGTGGTAAATATTTCCATATTCTTCTAGAAGAAAATCATATAACCAATTGTCAGAAGGCTCATAATTATGGATGAAGAAAAAGAAAAAGAATTCTTTGCATTAAATTTTTCAATCGCAAAATGTATAGATGATTTTTATAATCATAAAGGAATACCCCAAGTAGATATTCAGATAGCTATAAAATCATTGTCGACTGTTCTTAGTCTAATATCATTACATAGAAATATTCCTATTCAAGACTCAAAAGACATCTTCCTTAAATGCATTGAAAGTAAATATGAAAATTACGGCCGAGTAATCTAACTTTTAGACCATATTTCTTTTATTTTATTGTGACAATCTAACATATATTCATCATATGTCATTCCTGTTTCATCAGCTAATTTTTGTCTATGCCTTCTACCTTGTTCTCTATAGACTGCATATCCAGGAAGTGTTTCACAATAGGATTGTATTTCTTCCGCGTTCATTTGATTGGAAGGTTTTTCAGGTCTAATGCCTTCTTTTGGCATATTTCTAAGTGATTCTTGACATATATTTTCTAATTCTTCGTCACTTAAATTTCTTACATCTTTTTCTATGAAATTCATAAACACTCCTTGTTGACATAAATATATCATACTGAGATATTTACAACAAAAGGGAGATGTTATGAAACTTAACAGACTAGAAACCCATGATAGACTCTTACACTTTAAGAAAGATCAGGAGATTAACATATTCAAAGGCTCTGAGGATTGCCTTAAAAAGAATGCGGATAGTCTATTTTACCAAGATCGTTCCCCGTATGTCTATCTATTTGCCCATCCACGCACTGCTGAAGATGGCGTTAATAAATGTATGTTTTGGCAACCAAGACTTACGAAACCTGAGCCTCAAACTAATTCATACCTATTTAGAGCCACG